CCTTTTAAACCACTCATCCAATCCAATACTATTTCTTTGAATCTCCATCAGATACTTTGCAGTTTCTGGTACTGAGAGTGTAAGCGAACTTGTTCCGAACATAATAGACCTCCTTAAAGCGTCCGTAAGTTATTAATGTCCCCGAAGGCAACATCATTAGTATATATTGGAGAACATAAAAAAAGCGAGGTGTTGTTCCCCGCTCATTTTTATTCGGTTTCTTGGGGTTTTCCCTTCTTTCCGATATTATACTTTGTTTCTAAAATCCATTCGCCCTTTTCCTTGTAAGCAAGAACTTTAATTTGGTTCAACGGCGCGATATCAGTAATATTTTCTGGTTTTACGATTGTAACCAGACCCCAATCAGCAACTAACTGAACAATACGATTACGACGTTGAATATCATTTGCAGTTAGATTTGCGTGTTTACCATCAAGGGCAAACAATTCTTTAAAATGAACAAGATAGTATCTACCTTGTTTATGAAGAATATGGCAGCTCTGATAGATTTTCTTTTCCTTGCGCGAAGCAACTCCGATACGAGTCAAAGTCTCACGAACTTTCAAGAAGTCGTCAGGTTCATTTAATAGAACCTCGACCATCATATCTGGTGTCCACTTTACTTCTGGTTCCTGTATAACACTCATTTTTTTCCTCCAGTCTCAAATTTGGATTTAATAAAGTTAATTTGTTCTTTTGTTAATATTCTCAGAGCTTGTTGTGCCTTTTCATTATTATAACCATAATAACGTTTGACATAATCAAGATCCTTGATCGTATCTTTACGAAGCCAAGGAGAAAATCTCTTCTTAGTTCTGAGAATATTTATAAGAAAGTCGTATTGTAACTTTTTATCAAGATGATGATTTATATTCATCTCATTTGAAAACATCAAAGAATCAATGTGACCAGAAAAACATTTATTAATTATATAAGGTACATAATCTTTTACACTATCTGGATTAGTGTCCATTATATTGGACTTTGTTTGATTAATTGAATTCAACCAGTCCTTCAGTTCGTAAGTCATAATTTAGTAATAATAATTCCTTTCTTTCTTGTTGCTCTTTCATATAATCACCAACAGATCGCATAGTATAAGTTAAATCAAACTCATATGCTTTCCATTCTTTTCCGGAAAAACGATCCTTTACAAGTTGGTCTGAATTATAACTCACCATCATATTCATATTTGTATCATTACAAACTTCGGCAAACTTATCGTGATCAAATTTTTTATGCATCTCGCCCTTTCTACCATATAGATTGTCCTTAATATCATAAGGTGGATCCAAGTAAACAAAGGCACCAGTATGATTATCAGAAACTAACTCTTCATAAGAAAGATTTGTAATTCTCCATTTTTCAATTATTTTTGAGTATTCTGGAAGAAGACCAATACTTCTTTCTGTAAAATTATTATCAGATGCTTGTGGGGAAAAACTTGATGCTTCAGTAAGACCACTAAAGGAGCACTTGTTTACAATATAAAAAGATATTGCACGATCAAGATGAAACTGAGAACTTGTTGATTTTTTATGAGTAAGATATTCTTTTGACTCAAGAAACACAACCTTTGCTCTATCTGGAGTATTATATTTTTTTTTTATATTAAGAAGATCTTCAGAAAGTCTTTCTCCATCACTTTGAAGAATTTTCCAAAAATTAACTAATGGTTCATAAAGATCATTTACCCAAATACTTAGATCTGGATAAAATTGAGTTACATCAAGAGCAACAGAACCTCCCCCAAGAAAAGGTTCACGAAATTCATCATAATCTCTCAAATCAGGAAAATATTGCTGCATCTTGGAGATTGCTCTAGATTTTCCGCCAGGATAACGTAAGGGAGTTTTTAATTTACTCATAATCGGGTCTATTATATTTTAGATATTCAAAAAAAGTTAGTTTCATTTCCTTATTGGTCATTCCACAATGCCTTGCTGCTTGTGGAAGATTCCACTTAGCACGAAAAAGATTTTCATTTGCTTCCTGAACATTTTGTGGAGTAGTTTTAACACTACCCTCTTTAAGATCTTGATAATTCGGTGGTTTATTTATCATTTAAACTTTACCTCTATCATGATTTCAGTTAAAGCAGCAAGAAGATTTATTTCTTGATCTGCTACAAAAGCCGATTGGTACTGATACTTCGCCACAACAAGTACACAAGCAGCGATACTGGGACCATCCAGATGTTCATATAAAGCATCATACACCATACGAAGAATACTACTGGCATCATTATCAAGATTGGCAACAACCCATTTACGAACTTCCGGAAAGTTCTTTTCTTTGAGATATTTAATGAGATCATTTACTTTAACGTCAGAGAAAGTAGCAAGAATGGCAGAATCAATACTACCAGATACAGAATAACGTTGACATTCATTTAGGACTCTTCTCCAATCTGGAAAGTGCTTATTAATTAATTGAACGAGAACCTTATCATCTGCTTCAATTTTTTCTTGATCCAGGATCGTTTTGAGCCGTTCAAAGAACTTTGCTGCGATTTTTGGTTTATCTTTTGACTTGATTCCAAAGTCCACAACGGCACAACGGGAATGGAGGGGTTCGATGATTTTGTTTTTGTAGTTACAAGTGAAGATAAATCGACAGTTGTTATAAAACGTCTCAATATTTGCCCGTAGAAGGAGTTGTACATCGTTGGTTGTGTTATCACATTCGTCAATGATGATGACTTTATGTTTACCAGTTCCTTGAAGTGAAACGGTCGAAGCAAAGTTCTTTGCTTGGTTCCGTACCGTGTCCAAAAATCGTCCCTCGTCAGATCCGTTGATAACATAAAAATCTACTCCCAGTTCATCACATAATGCTTTTGCTACTGTTGTCTTACCAATTCCAGGAGGACCAGCAAGTAGTAAATTTGGTATTTCTCCTTTATTTACAAAATCCTGAAATGTTTTCTTAATATTTTCAGGTAAAATACAATCTTCAATTTTCTTTGGGGCATATCGTTCTACCCACAAAAAATCACTTCTCATTTCCACTCACTCATAATACTCCAGTCTTTTCTAATATGAGAATAATTCAAATAGTCCCAAAAAATATTTTGATAATCTTCAAAGTCCCATTCTTCATCATGACCATCAAATTTTATGAGGTCTTTCCATAACTGAAAACATATTCCAAAAAGTTTCATAATCAAATCCAATCAGGTTTCCGTTCTGGACGACGAAGATAATTATCGCACACCCAGGGTTTAGATGCAATATACATCTTATAAGCAGTGAAGGTATCAATGCTATCATCAAGTTTATATTCATCAGGCATTGCCCGAGTGAATTCTTTTACATTAGTATGCTCAGAAATGGAAATCTTAGCATTGTTATGAAAGATTACCATTGCTTCTTCCAGAGTATTCAAACAAGAGTGCCGTTTCTGATACCGATGTTCGTACTCAAAGCATAAATGTATTCCGTGCGTAATCAACCAGGCAAGATTGTAGTGATTATCTGCAGCCCATTTAGTGCAGGGATGATTACGAAAGGCACCCTTTACTGTACTGTAAGGAGTGCCATCTGCTTTATTAATTGTGCCCCAATCATAGTACCACTTGGAGTATATGATGGAGACCATCTGACAGGTCTCCAGGGGCATTTTCACGATGTGCTTATCAGGAAGTACTTGAGCAGACTTACTGGGAGACACATCAGTTACAAAGATATTCATCAGTTAAAGGTGGAATCAGGCTCTAGAGCAATATAATACTTCAAATCTCGGTCAGTGCTAGAAAAACGTGACAAAAGTTTTTGTGACACAACCACCTCATAACTACCAGGAAGAATCTTGATATTCTCTACCTTAAAATTAAATACGAAGGTGTCATCAGTCTCTCCAACTACGATAGAAAAATCATTTGACGTATCATTCTTCTTATCACGAACCACTAGTTTTATCACACCTGCCTCACCAATAGCAGAAAGATCTGGAAGTTGATAAATTGCTGCTGCCTTAAGCAACTTATCCATTTGCTGCGTACTCAACTCAAAGCAAACATCTTCACTAGGAAGAGATATTTCCTTATCAGGAGGAGTTACAATTACACTGGGATCCGCAAAGAAATACTTAGATCGCATCTTACCTTCACGAATCATCACATAACCATTATTCTCAAAATCCAATTCAGCTTGCTGATGTAAATTAAGTCCGTTTAAAAATTGATTCAAATCATAAATGCCAAAATCTTTAGGAAACTCTTCTGTAATAGTTGCCTCGGCAAGAATATTCTTCATCACAGAAATTGTGCGAAGAGAACTACCTTCTTTGAATAAAATTGATTGATTGATTCCAGAGAAGTTCTTTAACAATGCCAGAGTTTTATCAGAAAGTTTCATAGTTTGATTTCGCAGTTTCATTATTAAATCCGGCAAAGTGATACAGAAGAACACCATAATGGATAATCTTCAGTGCGTCAAGACGGGACATTCCATCTTTCTTACCAAAACGGGAAGAATACTTGATGAGATTATCACGGCAGAAAGGAACACCATCACCAATTGCATCAATCATATCCAGCACCTGAACCTTAGACTTTTCAGATGCATAGTGCGAATGATATGTGCTAACAATATAATCATTCACTGCCTTTAGAGTTTCACCTTCAC